ATTATGGCGGTGGTGGTGGCGGTGGAGCCGGTGCTGTAGGCGCAACTGGAACAACAACCGCTGGCGGTAATGGTGGTGCAGGTACATCATCAAGCATTACTGGTAGTGCCGTAACATATGCTGGTGGCGGTGGAGCGGGTATATTTACTGGCGGATTAATTGCTGGTACAGGTGGTGCAGGTGGTGGTGGTGCTGGATCATTAGCTGGGTTAAATGCTACTTCAGGCACAACAAATACAGGCGGTGGCGGCGGTGGTACAGGCACAACCGTTGGCACAGTAGGTGCTGGTGGTTCAGGCGTAGTTATTTTATCTATACCAACTGCTAGATATACTGGCACAACAACTGGTTCACCAACTGTAACAACAAGTGGTTCAAACACTATTTTGACATTTACGGCTTCTGGCTCTTATACGGCGTAAGGAATTAAACATGGCACATTTTGCACAAGTAGAAAACGGAATTGTTACCCAGGTAATTGTTGCTGATCAAAGCGTAATTAATAGTGGGTTATTTGGAACTGGATGGATACAAACATCATACAACACCCGTGGTGGCGTACATTATGGCCAAAATGGTCAACCTGACGGTGGTGTTGCATTACGTGCAAATTATGCTGGTATTGGTTATACGTATGATGAAATTAATGATGTTTTTTATGCGCCACAACCGTATCCAAGCTGGACTATTGAAGCCCCTACATGGATTTGGACATCACCCGTACCATATCCAGATGATGGTGAAATATATACATGGGATGAAGCAACATTGTCATGGGTGCCATTCGTATGATTATTTACAAATGGGATTTTTTAGAATTATTTGGTAATGCAGATAAGCTAATTTCTGTACGTTACAAACTTTCCGGCAAAGATAAAGACATTATTGTTGAAACAGAAGGCAATCATGTGTTTAGTGACGGAACGGCAAACAAAGTTTTATCTGAAATTGTTGAATCAGACATTTTTCAATGGATAGAAAAAGACACAACAATTGATGGCATAAATCCAATAAAATTAGCAATTGAAAATCAAATTAAAAAAATTGAAAGCAATCAAAAAGTAGATTTTCCGTGGTTAGCCGGCACTTTTACTATTGAATAAGGATTAATAATGCCAACACCGTTCGATATTATTAGTGGCGCATTGAAGGATATTGGCGCATTAGAAGCTGGTGAAGTGCCATCAAATGATGCAGCGCAAGATGCGTTGGTAATGCTAAACAGCATGATTGACCAATGGTCAAACGAAGATATGATGGTTTTCAACGTTACTGAAATTATATTTAACGTTGTGCCAGGTCAAGTTCAATACACTATTGGACCAAACCCACAAACCCTTAACTTTGTTGGCGCACAATTTACTGGCTCAATTTCTGGCAAAGTATTGACTGTTACTGGCATTACAGAAGGTGCTGTAGTACAAGGTCAATATTTAAGCGGAACAGGCATTACACAAGGCACACAGATTTTATCTAGCATAACTGGTGCTGGCGGTAACGTTAATGAAGTTGGTACGTATTTACTTAACGTTAATTATCCAACGGCAGTAGCTTCCCAAACAATACAAGCTTACTATCAAAAGCCATTAGCGATTAATTCGGCTTATGTTCGTATTGCTACAAGCCAAAGCGGTAGTCCAGTATTAAATGGCGGTATTGATTATCCGGTGGCTGTTTTAAATCTTGATAATTACAATTCTATTGGTTTAAAAACTTTAAATGGTCCGTGGCCAAAAGCGTTGTACTTTAACCCTGGCTCAGATTCAGGTAATTTGTTTTTCTGGCCAAATCCTGGTCAAGGCGAAGTTCATATGTTTGCTGAAACAATTTTCAGAAATTATGCGTCACTTTATGATGATGCCAACTTGCCGCAGGGTTATACTTTGGCATTGCGTTGGTGTTTAGCAGAACGATTAATGCCAATGTACGGCAAAACAAATCCGGTATTAGCTGCACAAATTGGTGCATTTGCGGCACAAGCCAAAGCTACATTAAAACGTACAAATATGGCACCAATGCAGGTATCACGTTATCAGGATGCGTTATTAATGAGTAAGGCCAAAGATGCTGGCTGGATTCTTACAGGCGGGTTTACACAATAAGGAATTTTATGGCATCAACTACTTTTATTGATAATCAAACAACCATTTTTGCTGATTGGTTAAATGATGCAAATAATGCTGTTTACAACGGTATTTTTGTGTCACCAACAATAACAGCAACATCAATGGTTTGTACTGGTACCGCTTCTGGTATTGGATTTACAAATTTAGTTAACAACACATTTGCATCACCTGCTGCAATTGGTAGCACAACGCCAAATACTGGCGCATTTACTACATTAAGTTCAACAACGTTATCAACAACTTCCATAACTGGTTTAACAACACCATTAAGTAGGGCGCAAGGTGGTACTGGATTATCTGCTGCTGGTACTGCTGGAAATGTTCTTACTTCTAATGGAACAAATTTTGTTTCTTCTGCTAGTCAATCTATTGGTTTACAGCAAACTTGGCAAAATCTTACTGCTAGTAGGGCTTATGGAACTACTTATACTAACTCAACGGGCAGACCAATATTTATAGTGGTTGGTACAAGTGCAAGCAGTTTAAATGGCTCAATAGGAATAACTATTGATGGAGTTTTGGTAAACGGTGGAAATTCTGCACCTAATGGTGGTGGAGTTACTGTTTCTTGTTTAATTCCACCTGGATCAACATATTCTGTATCTGTAACTGGTGGTAGCGTTGCCGCACTTGCTAATTGGCAAGAACTCCGTTAAGGATTAAAGATGCCTGATTTTGGGTTTGTAGGTCCATCATACGAAGCACCTAGTATTTACCAGGATGATCAAGAATGTATTAATTTCAGACCAGAAATTGATCCATTAAAACAACCTGGTATGTACGGGGTAATTGCGCTTTATCCAACACCAGGATTAGTTACTAAACTAACGCTAAATTACGCTGAAGTTCGTGGTATGCGTAATATATCTAGCGGCAATTACATGGCCATTGTTTGTGGCTCTTATGTTTATGTTGTTGATACTGATTTAACACCAACATTAATCGGTACACTAAATTCATCTAGCGGAATTGTTGGCATTACCGATAATGGCCTTAATTTATATATTGTTGATGGTTCATATCGTTACACATGGCGAATTTCTAATCCATCAGCGGCAGTTTTTGAAGGCACTATATCTGGCACAACGCTAACTGTTTCTTTAATGAAAAGCGGCACAATAGCTGCTGGCCAACAATTATTTGGTTTGGGAATCACACCTGAAACTGTTATTACGGCTTTAGGAACTGGAACGGGTGGCGTTGGTACTTACACAATAAATATTAGTCATTCAATAGCGGCAGAACAAGATTTTAATTCTGCAACTGCTGGTGCTGTAGTAACTGGTAGCATTTCTGGCACTACATTAACTGTAACTGCTGTTACTAGTGGCACGTTATATCCAGGCCAAACTATACAAGGCACAGGTATTACGGCTGGAACGATTATTACGGCATTAGGCGGTTCTGCGGCATTGTCTTATAGTATTACAGCAGCAGGTACTGGTTATGCTGTTGGTGACACGATTACAGTCAATGGCGGTGTATATACTTCACAAGCTACTTACACGGTAGCAACAATTGGCGGTAGTGGTGCCGTAACTGGTTTAACATTGGTTAGTAACGGTAGCTACACAATACAACCAGGCACACCATCTACAACTATTACAAGTGGAAATGGTACAGGATTAACACTTACGTTAACGTTTGGTACGGGTGCCGGCGGGGCTGGTACTTATGTTGTTTCTACTTCCCAAACAGTTTCATCAACTACAGTTTATGGACTTAACTTTAGCGTTATGCCATCTACTGATGGTGCATTTTCTGGTGCTGATGTTGTAGATGTTGTGGATAACTATTTTGTTTATAACAGGCCAAATACACAGCAATTTGGTTCAACTGCACCGCTTTCACCAATTTCACCATCATTAAGTTTTAGTTCAAAAGATGGTGCGCCAGATAACTTGGTTTCACTTATTGTGGATCACAGGGAAGTTTATTTGTTGGGTGAAGTATCTAGTGAGGTTTGGGTAAACAGCGGATTATTTCCGTTTGCGTTTCAGCGTATTCCTGGAACATCCACCCAGCACGGTATTGCAGCGAAGTTTTCTGTAGCCCGATTGGGTAATTCATTTGCATATTTAAGCAAAAACATTCGTGGTGATGGCCAAGTAATGATGATGAACGGTTACACGCCAACCAGGATTAGTACCCATGCTGTAGAAAACAGCATTGAAGGTGCTGATATTAGTGATGCACGGGCTTGGACATATTTAATTGAAGGCCATGAAGTTTACGTTATAAGCTTTCCAGGTTTAGATTTAACTTGGGCTTACGATATTGCAACCGGAATGTGGCACAAATGGTTGTGGGTAGATAAGCAAAACGTTTATCACCGTCACCGTGGCAATTGCCATACTCATTTTGCAAACATGAATTTAGTTGGCGATTGGGAAAATGGCCAGGTTTATATGCTTGATCCCAACGTTTATACTGATGATGGTGGCGAAATACGTAGGTTACGCCGTGCGCCGCATTTGGTATCAGATTTTCAACGCCAATACTTTTCAGAATTGCAGATTTTATTTCAGCCTGGCGTTGGTTTATCTGGCAATGTAACTGGTTCCACAAGCCCAACAAATGCGGTAGCTGGTGTTGGCGTAGCAGGTTTAGCAATTGCTGGTCAAAACAATTTGGCTACTTTGGGTGCAAATCCACAAGCTATGTTGCGATGGTCAAATGATGGCGGTTCTACTTGGTCTAATGAACATTGGACAAGTATAGGTTTGCAGGGCGCATACAAAAACCGTGCAATTTGGCGCAGATTAGGACAAGCCCGTGATCGCATATTTGAAGTGGTAGTTACTGATCCAATTAAAGCCGTTATTGTGGCGGCTAATCTTAAAGCTGAAGCTGGGGATAATTAATGGCTACTAGCAATAATTCAGGTAATGGCGTTTGGACAAATAGCCAAAGTAATCCATACCCACAAACCGAATTTTTAGACCCACAAACAAAACGGCCAACTAGAGCCTGGCAGCAGTTTTTTCTTGCTATACTTAACTTTACTTCAGCTACCACGGCTACCAAAGGGGCTGCTACCCTACCATCTAATCCGGTGGGATTTATTAACATTACTGTTAATGGCCAGCCTTTTAAAGTGCCATATTACAACCCATGAATCTTACTAATCCTAACAATTCACTAGAAAAAGTTAAATTTCGTCAAGATATTTTGACCGTACAAAACGGCCTTAATAAAATGATTGAAGATGGTGTTGTGGAATCAACTTTGGAAGATTGTATTGTTAAGCATTATTTTGCGCCAAAAGACGAAAAATATGGCTGTTGCACTTACGCACGGGAAATGTTAATCCCAAAAGGTACGCTAATTATCGGTAAAATACACAAACATGAACACCTTAATATTATTTCAAAAGGTAAAGTAATTGTTTACACAGAATTTGGTGAAAAACACTTGGAAGGACCAGTTACTTTTGTTTCTGAAATAGGTTTAAAACGTTCAGTTTATGCAATAGAAGATACTTTGTGGACAACAATTCATTTGACGCAATTTGTTGGCGAAGAAAATTTAGACAAAATTGAGGAAGAAGTAATAGCCCCAGATTATGAACA